GTTTAGTTACAACACGAACGTTAAGGTGTACTTTAGTAGGTTAACCTACGAGGGTACACACGCGCCATGGGGAAACTCAATGACCCCATGAACGCAGCACACTTTCGACCTCCGTGGGGTTCGAGAAGGCGCTCTGTAATCTTTCTTTTGAAAGGATTGACAGCTGGCGGGCCGACATATTTATTATATGAAGGACGACCTTAGTAAGTGGATCACCCATCATGATTCCACGTACTAGTAGCACCCTGCGGATGTTCTCTTCGCAAGGTTCTCCAATCTCTTTTAACGGCCCTAGGCCAGTAAAATAGACATATCTGGGTTGAAATACTGTTGCATTAACAACCCCGATAAGCACTGGAGGAATTCCACATTTTTTCATCCAGGCGGTACCAATGAAGCGAGCTTTTCTCAAGCTCACAGCATTGGTGGCATCTACGTAATCTGTTGAAGATACGTAGAGTGTTGGTCGGCTGAGGGTGATAACATCACCCTCTTCCGTTTCCTCATCGACGTCTTGTTCGTCGAAATGAGTGACTTCATCAGAAGTGGCTAACTTCTTATAAAGTTCCCAAGCATGTGCACCTTTGGACATGCCTGACTTACTACTTTCGGTCTTTCTTAAGGGCCAAGAGCAGATATGGGCTATGACATCTAATATAATTTTTAGTGCCACGACGCCTTTGGTGATGGCTCGACTCTTTCCGGGTTCGGCCACCATTCCTAAAAAGACCTTGCTTATTTCGGCAAGATCTGATTTGAGGACTACATCCAAGGCTTTCCAGAAGATGTAGTTTCCAAGGTCACCGTCGAATGGTATCTCACCATCGACGGCTCCAGTGAACAAGTTTCGCGTTAATGCGGATTCATGTTCATTCCGGTCGATTATCAGGAGTCTTACATCCTCAATCGTACCCCACTCTCGCTGCGTACGATAAAACGTAGCAGCCTTAGTTGCACTGAATCCGGCTTTTGTAGCCAGACCAGTGAAAGCGTGATCAGGTATGTTGTTTATTGCCTGGTCTACGCAGAGGGCGAAGAGACGTTTTATCGTCTCACTCTCCTCTCGCTCAGGTTCCTGGATTGTTTCCAGGAACTTAAGCCGCGACAAAATGTCTACAACCTGAGGTGGATTTCCCATTCCTCTTGTTGCTGTAATGTGTGTTATATTTCGACAATACAACACTTCATTGCTTCGGGATCTGACTTGTTCGCTTGCCAAATCCCTTAGCCACAAGAAATTATCATTTTTTGGATAAGGTAATTTCTCGCTCAATACATCTTTTAATAGATGTTCCTTGAGTACCTTCTTATAATCTTTATATTGCTTATAAGCGG